TAAATTAATTATAAGCAATACCATTGTTATTACTACTATTGTTTTCCCTCTCATTGTATCTTTTTCCTCCTTAATACTGGGTATTTCTCTCCCTCTAACCAAGTTAAATAATATTCAAATTCATTATTATACTCCAATTTTCCTATTTTTACAATTCTATCAAACTCCGATTTTTTCCAATCGTTTAAACTTGCCTTAAAATCACTATCACTACTTAGAAATTCATCTTCCTTAATAAAAATATATTCTTCTTCATTTATCTTTTCTTTCTTTTCCGTTAATTTGTATATATCTTCTATCATTCTTTATTCCTCACTATTTCTATATGACAATCATCTTTTTTAATTATCTCTTTATAATCACCTTTTTTAAAACTATCAGCATAGCCTGGATTTACATAGCCATAATTTACTCCCAAACTTGTTTTTATCATTATAAAAGACTTATCACCTTCACATACAGATTCATCAATATCATTAGTATGTCCTACTAATAAAGTAGTATTATCGTTAAAAATAACTATATCGCCCTTACTTAGTTTTGTTAAATCAGTTATCCTTTCTTCCTTTATAACTTCTTCCTCTACTGGAACTAAGTTATAATTCTTACCATCAATATTTATCTGTTTATTTATCATTCTTATTCACACTCCTTTGGCAATTCCTTAATTTCATCTAAAATGTTTTTAACATCGCTATCGGACAAATGCCCCATAACATCATCAGTAATTGGTGTATCATAACATATACCCCAACAATCATTATTTCCTGAAGTAAATTTTATAACGGCTAATTCCCATTCATTTTCGTTATCTGTATAACTCCCAAAGACACCGTGCGATAATTTAAACCTTACAATAGATGCTCCATAATTATTATCAAATCTATATATCTTCTGAATACCATTTCCAGAAGGATGTAATCCATTTTTTATTTCCATTTTTAATAACCTCCAAAGTTATTAGAATATAATATAATATATAAACCTTTCTATAAAAATAAGGTAAAAATAAAGAAATTAGTCTAATTTAGGTCTTAAACTACTTCTGCAATTTATATGTGATGGCGGATGCATAAACCTTTTACCTGTCTTTGGGTCAACAAACTCTTCATCTAATCTAACCTTCTGACCATCTAATCTTGCACAGATAGGACTTGTTCGGTTATCTAAGAAAGCGTCCCAAACCTTGAACTCAACAACTTTACTACGCTTATAACTATCAAGTTTACTTTTATTAGTCATTCGGTTACTTTCTGTTCTGGCAATAGTCATTACTCTACCTTCTGTAATCTCGCCATCTATTTCGTTACCACCAACATACTGGTTAAACAATGATTTAATGTCTTCTTTAGTTTCTTGTAATCCTTTTGTTTTATCTGTTCTATTAACGATAACTATGTCCCTGACCTTATCCTGTAACTCCTGACTTACGCCTTTAATACCAACCCATCGCTTATCTTCAATAGTAAACCCTTCAAGCTGTTTATCTGCTTCTACCTTGACTTCTTTATCTATATCCAAACTAAAGCCTATATCAATGTTTAACTCATTCTCAGCTTCTTCTACGCCTTTCTTAAAATCAGCTTTCACTATCGCTAATAACGAACCATAGAACTTACTCGTATTAATTATATTAAACAACCTGCTCATAAACCCAGCAAAATTCTTACTAACACTTTTACTTAAATCTTCTTTCAACTCTTTATCTAAAGCGTTCAAAACCTCTTTTTCCCAACTTTTAAAATGTTTATAAAGAAAATCTGCATAATCGTCAGCGTTAGTTTCTTCTATCGCTTCATCAGTATTTTTATCTTTATTTATAAACGACTTATCATTTTTTTTTGGATTATCTTCTTTTCCTTCTTCTTCTTGGTCTTCTTCTTGGTCTGAATTATATGACTGAACAGGAGCATCACCCCAAGCAACAGGTTTTAACCCTTCTTTTCGTCTTACTTCATTTATAGTGTAAATCCTTCTGTCTACTTTAGCCATAGATTGCTCGTGTTCAATCTTTTCTGCTACATCATCTTTCATAATAAACTTAAATTTAATCTTATCGTGGTCTATCAATTCAGGGATAATCTCGTTATTAATCTTATCTTCAATCAGTTTTAAATATGGTTTTACGGCGTTCTTTACACTAACCCGTTCCTGACTATCACCAGTAGACCTATTACTATTCTCATAAAAGCCTACTTCTTGAGGGCTTAACCCATACACAGCGAACACTAAATGAAAATACCATTTTTGTCCGTCTAACCATTGCATATCTTGATTACTTATCCTTAAATTAGTAAAATTAGTTTTTGCATTATGAATAGCAAGTTTATGAGGTTTATTTTGTATTTCTTTCTTCCAATAATCTCTGAACCTGGCAAGTTCAAGCTTAGGCATATCAACTTCAATGATACCGTCAGGGATAGCATTATTCTGAAAGAAATCTTTATTATACCTAGTAGATTGTATCATTAACTCTACTTCTTGCTGGATAGATTGTAACGGACTGAACCCGTAAGGATAACTTTCACTACTCGGAAACATACAACCATATACTATTTCATCTTTATCAAAGAATATCGGTTTTGCAGAAGAGTTCCTGAAACTATACTGATAATACCCATCTAATATACCTTTTTCATCTACTTTCTTTAAAAACCTTGCACCATCGTAAGCAAACAATTCTACTAAATCGCCTTTATAATTTCTCGCTTTAAACAGAGTTCCGCCATCCATATCAAGAACATCGTTCAAAAATATTCCCCATAAATACCAGAAAGTGTCACCGTTCCTATTAGGATGTTTAAGCAACCTTGTTATTTTTTCAATATCAGAACTATAATTTGTTTCATCTTCGTTATCTACTGGAACTATATCCCAATCAGCGTTCATAACCTGTTTTTTAATAGCATTCTTAATCATTACTACCCAACAAGATTTAGCGAATTGTCTTAATTCATACACATTAAGTTTTCTTGGGACACCTAACTCTGCTGTGAAAAACCAGTTGTCGTGGTAAGGTAAAGAACTATTAACAGCTTCTCCACCGTTGAACAATCCTACTTTTTTTACTACTGGTTGAATCCAGTTGATTATCTTGTCTTTGAATGCCATTGAATGTGAAGAGGTGAAAAGATGAATACTACTTAATAACGAAAAGAGGTTTATAAATAATGTTGTTTCTATCCCATAAAAAAGCCGTATTGTTTTCTTGGTAATTCAAACCACATTCTCTGCATAACTGCATCAGAAATGTCAGGACTACGACCTATCAACTCTTTTACTTCATCTTTAGGTATTATCTCAAACTTTGTGTCTTTATCCCAATTCTTTCTTTTAACCTGTTCTAACTCTTTGATTAAATCCTCTTTAACTTTAATATCTATCTCAGGATATACACCTATTAAACCCTTATTAATATAATCTGCTAACTTATCGTAACATTGAGATTTTAAATTCCTATAATTAACTTTCATATCTTTTTTATCCCTTTTCTCTTCATTATCTATTGCACTTGAATTATTAACAAAATTTCTTACTCCTTCTAACTCATCACAAACACCACCACCAACGCCATCAGAATCTATCACTACATTACTTCTTGGTATTTTATGTTTCTTACACAAATGCTCAATTGCTTTTCTTACATCTTTTGTCGAAGTATGACCATCAGTTAATATCTGTTTTATATGTAACCCATCCCATACAATATAAACAGTCCTATCACTTCCAAACCTTGCAACATCTACACTTAAATACTTATTTCCGAACTCGCCTGTTAAAAGAAACATATCTATTATTTTATCATAATCTATCATAACACTTGGGTCATCATCGTATTCCCAGTTTCCGTGAAGAAGCCTTTGTTTACTTTTCTCATCCAATTTGTTAAGGTTATCAACATAATGCTGAGATATATACTGGTTATCTGTTACGAACGCAGGGATAAAAACTCTATAAGGTGGTAATTTATTTTGAATACTCGGTTGATAAAATAAATAATATGCAAAGTTCTTCGCAGGATTTGTCCCAAGCATTATCTTAGGCACTAATCCATACTTATCTAATTTATACCTTAACCTTGAAGTTACTATCCTATAAGCCTTCTCACTAATCTGTGAACACTCATCTATTAGAGCCCCTGTGTATTCCGTACTTCCTAAAGAATCGAACTCTGGGTCAGTAGGATAAAGAAATAAATCTTTTAACCAAATCTCGCTGCCGTTATGAAATTTAATAAAATTCTGTTGAGAATTGTATCTATAATGTTTATCAGGTTTTAATCCCCAATCTTTGAGAACCTCAAGAAGTGTAAGAAGAGTTGATTGTTTAAGAGAACTTAACCTTGCTCTGCCTATTAAATACCTTGTTTCTGGATAACGCAACGCACTAATAGTAATCCAACAACATCCTAAATAGCTTTTCCCAGAGCCAATCTATGCACTCCCACCATAAAGTATCTCGGTTGTGGTTTTATCATTTAAATATTTCCACGCTTGAAATTGCTTTATAGTAGGAGTAAAGTTAATCTTCATCTTAACATCTCACCTCTTTTAAATTATACTTGTTCGGTATTCCCGAATAACTGAATTAAACATCTGAATTAAACATCTTTGAAATTATAATGAAAGCCTAACCCTTTACAGCTTTCTGAATGTTTCCACTTTATGATTCCCTACTTATAACATCGTTCCCACTAAACTATCTTTCCTTCCCAGAATATATAATACTATATTCTACAATTATTTAAATGTTACTATAACCTCTCTCGGCTATCTCTATCAACTCCTTCTCGTGCATTCCATCCTTGTGCATAATACATAAAGCAAAGGTATTGAATAAGTCG